TCCATGATCCATCCTGCTGCATCAGAGATCCCATTCCATATCCCTTTTATAAGATTGAGACCAATGTCTCCCATTGCTCCAAGCATTCCTGTGAATCCATCTTTGAGAGCTTTCAAGATTTGTGGTAGTGCCTTCAAGATTCCTGCAATAATAGCAGGCATATTTGATACGATTGCTACAAATAACTGAATCCCTGCTTGAATCAATTGAGGAATCATGCCTATAAGTGCATTTACGATTGAATTGATGATCTGTGGCAATTTTGTCACAATTGTCTGAATGATAGTAGGCAGTGCATTTACAAGCGAAGTCAGTAGTGTGATTCCTGCTTGAATCAGTAGTGGAATCATTTTTATCAGATGCGTTACCACATTATCTACAATCTGAGGAAGTGCATCACAGATCGTCTGAATGATCTTAGGTAGTGCATCCACCAAAGCTACAAATAAATCAATACCTGCCTGAATGAGTAAAGGTATCGCATTTATCAGTCCATCTAAAATTGATGTAATAATATCACTCAATCCTACTTGTAAAGTCATAATAATATCAGGCAATGCACCTACAAGTGCAGTCAAAAGATTAATTCCAGCATCAATAAGCATTGGTACTGATCCAATGATTGCATTTATAATGCTATTGATGATCTTAGGTAGCACAGCCACGATTTGCTGAATAATAGTAGGCAATGCATTCACAAGTGATGTCAAAAGCTTCACTCCTGCATCTATAATCATTGGGAGTGCAGTCATAAAACAATTGATGATTGAATCTATGATCTTTGGTAGTGCAGCAATCAATTGAGGTATTGCTGTGATCAAGCCATCAGCAAGACCTTGAATCATATTCCAAGCAGCTTCTACTAGCTGAGGAAGTGCTGCAAGTAATCCAGTCACAAGAGATACTATAATCTCTACAGCTTTTGGAATGAGTGTGGGAAGTGCTGAAGCTATTCCATCAATGATAGATACAATAATCTGCATTCCTGCATCTAATAGCATTGGGAGTGCATCAATCAAAGCACCTACAAGCTGAAGGATGCCATCAATCACAATAGGAAGAATCTCAGTGAGTATATTTGGAATCATCGCCACTACTTCTTGAATCAGTGATACTACTACAGGAATGAGTGCTTGTAGGATAGGATTCACATTTGAAATAAGACCTGAAATTGCACTTGATACAATTCCACCTATCTCTTTGATTCTAGCATCTACATTCTCTACTGTTCCTGAAGCCACATCATCTATAAGCTGTGTGATCAGTCCAAGTGCAGGAGTAAGTGTCTGAGTAAAAGGTGACATCAATCCTGCTCCAGCTCGTGAGAATGCAGTCTTGAGATTTGCCAAAGCCCCATCAAATGTTTGTCCAATTGTAAGAGCAGCACCGCCCATACCTTTTTCTACCGCATTTTGGAAGTCCGCAAAGCTTATTTTTCCTGCTTTTTGTAGAGAAAGTACTTCTTCTGTAGATTTTCCAAGTGTCTCTGATAATAAATTGATGATAGGAATGCCTGCTTGGTGTAATTGATTTGTCTCTTTTGCTGATAGCTTTCCTGAAGTAGCAATCTTATTAAAGATTGCCCCCATCTCTTCCATTCCTTTTCCTGAGATAGCAGAAGCATCACCTACAAGTTTGATAGATCGTGTCAGATCATCGCCTTGCTTCACTCCTGCTGCCACAAGTGATGCTGAAATGGATACCGCATCATTCAATGCATAGGCTGTATTTTTTACTCCTGCAAGAGCATTCTTCATGATCTCATCCACTGCTGCTGTATCATGTCCAAGACCTTTGAGCTTGAATTGAGCTTGCTCTATATCCATTGCTCTTGCCATACCACCATCAAATACAAGACCTTTGATTGCTCCTGCAATATTCTTGATACCACCAATAATAGAATCAAGACCTTTCATAATAAGATCTGAAGCAAGATTTGCTTTGAGTACATCACCAAAAGAGAGAGATTTCTTTTCAGTGGATTGCATCTCATCTCCCAAATCTTTCACTTTCTTCTTTCCTTTGTCAGATGAATCTCCTACTTCATCCACTCCATCTGCACCTTTTTTGAGACCATTCCTCAGCTGATCAGCCATATCAATCATCTTGGTCTTTAAGATATCTCCGAATGTCTTTGGCTTATCCTTATTTGTATCAAGCTTTCTCCCAAATGCATCTACTTCATTTGATGCATTCTTGCTGCCATTGATCATCATGTCCATTTTGTCCATGAGACCTGATTTGAGTGCATTCCCAAGAGTGGAAGGGTGCTTCACTGTGTCTACAAGTACCTTCCCAAAATCCTTGACATTATTCATGCCATTATTTACTTTGCTTTTCATCTCATCCATACGTATATTCATATCATTTTTGATTTGAGATGATAGCTTCACACCACCTGCCATACTCTCAAGCATTGCTGCTCCAAGAGTTTTGAGTGATGTAATATTTGGAGTTATCTTGGTGCTTACATTTTGCTGCTCAGAAGAGAATGCCTTGAGTGATTGATTATTGCTTGCAAGCTGTTTGTCAGTGAGTTGCATTTCTAAATTTAAGAGATTCATCTTCTCTCTTACTTTATTTGCTTCAGCTGAATTCTCTCCATACAGAGCCGTTACAAGATCAAGATTTCCTTTCAGAGCAAGATACTTCTGCATCTGTGTATCAATCGTTGCATTGAGGATTCTATTTTCATTTGCTGACCTCACAAGAGAATCAGAATCAGATGTATGTAATTGAGCATTGATTTTCAATTGATCCCCTAGTATTTTGAGATCAGCAGATATTCCATTCAAAGCTTTTCTATAATCCGATTCACCTTTTAAGATGATGCTACCGCCCATATTACCCAAAGCATTGTCTCCTTTCCTGTTAGTTGTATATACAATTGACACAATTAGCACATTGCACAAAAATTACACTGAATTATGATATAGATATGTGTATTATTTTAGCAGTGAAATTTCTTGAATTTTGATATACGTATACAACGCATTTATTTGCCCCTAAAACGCATTTTCTTCATTACCCTATGTAGATATCAAAAAAATCATTTTCGTGCGTTTTCCGAATACTGCATAAATTACTATGCCATGTTCGATTGATGTTTTGTTCATATTCACAAGATGATATTCAAGCACTTTTTTCACTCATACAATTCATTATCAGTAGAAGTGATCACCATCCTCTTCTAAAAAATCCTCATCCTCTTCTACAAGTGATCTATAGGATCTCTTTGATAGCTCAAAATCATATTGATTTTGATAATGCTTATACATCTTCATAAGCTTCACAAGTGTCATTCTACCTACTTCACTCTCAGTAAATCCAAGTAAGCAGTGACCAATAAAAAGAAGCCAAGAGAAATCAATTATGATGCTCTCTTGGATTATTCCTTTTTTTCCTCTTCAGATATCTCCTGTGTAGAAGTCTCACTTGCTCCTGTACCATCTTGCACAGCTTCTCCAATACTCATCCCAATTTTTTCAAGACCTATGCTTGTGATGATTCTTCCTACTTGTTTTTCTGTAAGCATAGGTGTTTTGCTTCCAGTCTCTTCATTGATCATATCAATTGCTTCATTCATTGCAATTGTCATCCCAAGCTTCAGTGCCTTGATATCAAGCTCTGCATCATCTTCAGGCTTTAGCTTTTCTGCCCATTTATCAAAAGATCCAAATGCATCTTGAATTTCTTCCATTACGTTCAAATTGAAGATGATAGGATACTTATTTTCGTGATCTAAAAATATATAATTATTTTTCATATTTTCTCCTTATACAAAAAGAGCATCCATCAAATGTGAATGCTCTCATAGTCTTTATGCTATTACATCATCACTACCAATCTCTGATAGTCCAATTGTGAATGCTCTTCATGCAGGTGCAGTAAGTAGATCATCAAGCCACTTGGAAGCATCTCCAAAATTGTCAAATGTAGCTGTCCTACTCCACAGTAGTCTCTCATTATCTGTTTCATCTTTCACTTTTACTGCAATGATATCTCCCTGAATCGTAGGAGTTTGGAATTCAATTCCATCTCCTGCTGTCTTTCCATCAGCCACAAAATCCTTGAATTGTGTCTTTGGATAAAATTCAGCTTTATAGAGTCTCTTTCCGCCTTTAATCTTAACTTTAATTCCACCAATTGCGATATATGGTGCAGTGTCATCAGAGTATTTGGTCACTTCCTTTGTGGTCGCATCATATTCATGACCTAAAATTTCAGCAATCTTCTCATCAATTTCATGAGTAATCCCAATATCAAGAGTACCACCTGTCACCATCTTGGCAGATTCTACCACCATATCAGATCCATATAGCTTTGCTTCCGCTACATTAAGACCTACCTTCATCTCAATGATTTCACTGAGTGTGTCAGCGGTAGTCACCTTATCTTGCTCATCAAGCTTTGAGTATCTTAGATATCTTAATCCTATTTGAGCCATTATTCATTCCCCTTTCTTACTCTTCTACTATTCTTTCAAAGCATAGAGTCTTGTGATAATATTTCGTATCAGTCTCGTACATTTCAGAAGAGTCACCACTCATTACTCTTACAAAATCATTCTCTAGTAAGAGCTTGATCAGTCTCTTCTCAATGTCTTTGTAGTTGTTCTTGGAGAAGATATCAAAGTCATATTCCTGCTTGATTGTATCAGTTCCATCATCTCCATATAGTCCTTCATGTATCGTAGGTTGGAAGGTGATATATGTCTCTTGATCTCCTTCATATTGCAGGTAATATACAGGAGTACCAAAATCTTTGAATAAATTCAAGATATACTCATTCATCTATTTACTCCTATCTATCCTGTGGCAAATATTTCTCTTGTATTTTCAGCATTGCTTCTGCCACACCATCCTTGCTCATCTTCCATCCTCTTCTCCAGAATCTTGTCTTTCCGATATCAGACCTTCCCATGTCATAAATATTATAGAGATAAGGCACAGGTATTCCTTGCTTTGACTTGACAGATCCCTTTGACCATCCTGAAGTCTTAATATATCCATGTACATATATTCTTGTGGCTTTTCCTGAGAATTTTCTTCCATCTCTTGCTTTGTCTTTGACCATGTACCCTGCAAGATGTGCTATAGGTGTATTTGATATGGTGCTTACAAGATTTCCAAGTACTACATCAGCACCTGCTTGTGTCATTTCTTCCATCATTACAGGGAGATCATTCTCAAGTTTATTCAAGTCTTTGATTATATCTATCCCAAGATCAGATGGTGTCAGATTGAATTTCGCCATATAATCACCTACTTTTGTACCTCTTTTGCTTGAATTTCTAGCTGAGTGCATTTCTCATCTACATTATTCAGGTATTCAATAGTGTATCTTCTGTCATTGTAGAGTAGGATCATATCTCTAGTGATCTGTACATTTGGATAGCGTATCGTGAAATTTGTGTAAGCTTTCTCAAAATCAGAATTATTTGCTATCATAGTGAATCCTTTGGTAGTCCTTACATCTGCGTAGCACACAAGGATCTCCTGCTCCACAGGTTTCTGATTGAATCCTGCATCATCTTTCTTCTCATGAAGCTTGATGATCTTTATCTTGTGATTGTATTTCCCTGCATTCATCATAAGAGATTCACGCTATGCATTCCCAAGATGGTCTCTACTAGCTTATTTGCTCCTGCATTCCCTTCTACATAGAGTGTACGATTATCATACATATCTTGACACAGTACATACACCACTATCACAAAATCATCTTGTGCATCAAGATCTTCTTGTCCTGTATAATTCATGATGTAAGATTTTGCCACATCTAAATATGTTTGACATTCAATCAATTGATCTTCACTTGCATCAGGTAGCCTGATGTAAGCAGCAATATCATCTCTTGTTAATTCGCTTACTTTCTTTGCTACACTCATGCCATCTACCTCTTCATCATTTTTTCTTTGGTGCAGGAGTTTTCTTTGCCCCTACACCTTTGACTTCTTTCTTCTCTTCATTCACAGCTTCCACATATCCTGCTCTGAGTAGATCCTTTGCGGATCTATCATCAAGCTCAATAATCTCTCCAATATTGGATGATACAATTCCAGTGAAGCTGATTAGTGTTTTGTATTTCTTCACTTCATCACCTCACATCATCTTCATGATAGATATTCCTAATGAAAGAGCATACAAATGTATTAAGCTGCTCAATGCGTGCATCATCAGGATCTTCCCACTCTTTGTACCCAATTTCAGCACCAGATACATACTGCGTGTTGTACCACACAGCATCAGGTGAATATCCTTGAGGGAGTATTCCTGAAAAGTGCATCAATACTCCTGTATGATCTATCTTGATACAAGCTTCTACAATTCTCCCCATATAAATATATTGATTATCATACTCTTCATTCATGCTTGATGTGATGTACTGCACTCTATCTGCCATTGTACCTGCATGTGCAAGCCTTCCAATTTCAGGAAGATCACTTGCTTCTGCAAAAATGATGTATCCGCCCATTCCAAGACCTACAGGAGCGGCAGGATGTACATGCCTGAAAGGCATCACTTCATCTGCATCAAGATCAGTAGGCACGATATAGATACGATAATGATATTGCCTTCCTATCCTATACCTTCTCAATACAGTAGTAATATCAGGATATACTTCAATTCTTGTATTAGGAATATCAGGATATGGTGGAGAACCTGATTTTTTATTTCCTGACCATTTGATTGTTAGTGGCTTCCTGATCTCAATATTATCTTGGATGTGTCCTGATGCATCATTAATAAAATCATGCATATTTACTTCAGTGATCTTTTCTCCACTTTTGAATGCATCCTTGTGATAATCAATGTGTCCTTTGCTCATTACTTTCACCCCTTTCTGCACTTTTATCCAATGACATCATCTCCACCTATCAGAGATTGGTCTATGGTAAAAGTGCCACCTAGTTTCCCATTACAAGCTTGGAGATCGCTTGAGCATTTTCCACCTTAGAATCAAATTCAATCCACCCTACCACTCCTGTTGCATGCTGAGTAGCAAATCTTTCTCTTAGCACCTGAATCTCCATGTTTTGTGAGAATTTAGTAGCAAGACCTGACAGATCACCATAATACACTACCGTTGCATCAGCAGCTACCTTTGGCATATTGTCTGATACATATACAGGCTTTCCTAATAGAGAATAT